TTTATTGATTCGTCATCATCTAAAAATGTACCAATAGGCATCGGAAAAACTTTAGGACTTTCTACAGGATGGCCCCACATATCTAGTTCTGCATAATTGTGAAAAACGTAATGCACCCTTGGATCATGAAGGTCTTCTGGCGGCAAATGAACTTCTCTAGATAGTGAAAAAATGATATTTTTCTTATCGTCGTTAGGAATATCGAGTGGTCCCAAGTCGTACTTAACAACCACTCTGTATGAGTCGTCTAGCATGTCGGCCAAACATTTTGCTACATCTATAGAAAATCTGTTACCTTTATCAAAGTCTAATTTTAAGTCTATTAATTCACACATCTCAATTTTCTACAATATGTTTTAGGTCTTGAATAATTTCATTATTTAAAGCAGGTTCATAGGCAAAAATATAAAACGCTTCATACTGGTGCAGCTTCGACTTAGGAAACTCTATCCAAGAGACTAAATCTTTTGATTTAATTTTATGATGTTTATACATTCTTACTTTAAGGTTGTTAGCCTTGCCAACATATAAAATCTCTGCCCCGTCCCAGCAAAAATAAACGGCTGGAATGTCCAGATCATCGTCTTTAGATATTTCTGAACATGTTTTTTCTGGCGCGGGAGGATTAGGCATGTTATGTTTTTGACAAATCTTTTTTTGGCTTTCTAGCTTCAATAGCTCTATCATTTTTCTTTCAACATACATCTCTTCTTGGATTTGGGCAAGAGCGTCTTCTTTATATTTTATTATATTAGAATCAATAGAATCTAATATCTTATCTAAGGCTCCCACTAAATCTTTTCCAACCTCATACACCTTTTCTATTTGACTAAAATCGTGATAACTAATATTGGTTTTAGGTGATACTGCTCTTTTTGCATCGGCGGCAGTAGCATTGGTGGATCTAATCAGTCTCGCCATATTAGACATCTGTGAAACCACTTTATTCACTTCTTCTGCCGACATAATGTGGTGATCAGAATACTGGGGATTCACATATTTCCAGCTAGGTGCATTTTTTTCTAAAAAGTTGTATACGGCGTCTGGATCTCGATTCATTTCAGCGGCCATATTTATTGGTGTTTTTATATGAGCGTTCTCAAGTATGAACGCTCTTTCACCTCTAGATAGTCTTCCCTGCTTCTTGGTTTCGTTTCTATTATTATTCATCCCGGCGCCTCATAATATCCTATATTGAATCCATCTTTAGTACATTCCTTTACGGCTTCCTTATATCCTATTGTATGAATTTTATTTTCTACATATTCACACATGGTAGTATTAGTTCCCGGCCAATTATTTTTATAAAAATGGCAAAGTCTTTGACATCTAAAATCTAATCTTTTTTCAGATATTGGCTTGGGTTTTATATTTGCCTTGATCTCCTCAAACCTTTTTCTTAACATCTCCAAGAAAGATTCTTGATCAGCAGAATCAAAGCACATGCTAAAAGGTCCACCATCTCTAGTGAAAAATATTGACATGATAGCCTGTTCGTAGTTTGGATAAAGTTTTGATATTGCATAATTATATAAAAGTAGTTGAGGGTCTTTTTGTAATTTGTTATAGTCTTTTACTTCGCCTGTTGCCCAATTTTTTCTTTGTCCTGTTTTCCAGTCAATGACTTCAATAATGTCGTCTGCAACGCTCGTAACTAAGTCAATAGTTCCCTTGATTGCAAGTCTGCCATTAATAATTTCACCATTAGGCATTTCGTATTGATATTTTGCCCAATCTTGTTCGATTGGTATATCAAATGTTGGCTCTGTGTCTACAATAGTTCTGTTTCTAGGATCAAACTGTCCATCATTAAAAGTTATCGCCGTTTCTACCTGATCTTGACAAAATCTAAAATCGGCAGGATAATATTTGTGATTGTCCATAGATGTATAGTGTTCGTAACTACGATCAAGCAGATCTTTTACAAACTTTTTAGTGTAGAGTTTTTTGGGCGTAAACTCCACTTCGCCTATCGCGTCATCAACGATTATTAGTTTTTTATCATCTGGCTTCTGCTGCAACTCTTTTTTGCAGGCAGCTAAACACTCCATAACCTTGTGGCAGGCGGTGCCTTGTTGGGCCTTTTTCCCTGAATCAGACCTGTGTCCTAAAACATAAGTCATAAAGTATTGCATTTGGCAAAACTCATAGTTGCCATAGCTGGAAGATCTTATATATGTTACTATCATATCAGCCCTTTATTTCATGTAGTTTTGATTTCTTTTCTGCTACAATTTCTTCTCCTAACCAATTGAACCCACTTAGAATAGAAACAATCTCATTGTTTACACCCTTAATACTCATGTCAGAATTATCTATAACAGAATCCGCATTTTCTAGTACTCCGTCTAGACTTTCGCTAGAATGGGAGTCTTGTAAAATGTTTCTTGTTAGCCCGACAACCTTTCCGTCAACCTTTTGAACTTCTTTGAGTTCGTTTTCAAATCTAAGATCATCTATGACCGCTAGTAGCGGCTGCTCTCTTTGTATTTTTCTTACGCATGATTCAGCCCATACCGGCTCATATATTTTACGCATCACATCTGTTCCGAGATACTGCATAAATTCTCTAGCAGTCATTACGCCTTTCCTTTTTGACTCAGGCATGTTCTGCCACTTTAAATGTTTAATTTTTGTATTCTTTTGTTCCTCGGTTCCGTATGCACATTCATAAGGTATATTAAACAAATTCACGCACATATCTTTTAGTTCAGATGCGAACGAATATTTTTTAATAAATGGATACATATGGTAACTCGCCCATTGTACAAACTCTATATCTTTTCTAGAAACGTCTAATTTCGTCAACTGTGTTTCGTCGCCAGTATCCACATATAGATCGCCCTCTTCTGTTAAAACGAAATCTTTGATTACATTAAAACATCTAAGCTGATACCCATGAAGAAAGTTGCACAGAGTGCTTTTACCAGCTTGCTTTCTTCCTGCGATTGCTAAAATCCTCGTCATTTTTTAAACCTTTCTAATTGTGGATCTAGTTCATCTTTTAATTGTTCTATTGATAGATCTCCCGGATCTTTGGCAGATATCTGTGGTCTAAGATAATTAAATCTTCTGCCGCATATCTTCACGATCTGGTCTGCCGCCTTGTTGCCAGCGTCGTCATAATCTGTCATCACGACAAGATTCATTACTCCAACCTCTTCGAGAATAACAAGCTGGTCGTCGCTCAACGATGCACCAAATATACTTACAGAATTTTTATAACCGGCCTCATACATTCTCCATACGTCGCCTTGACCCTCCAATATAAATAATGTAGGGTTTTTAAACAATTTTGACATATGGTTTTTTGCTATGTTGATGCCATATAATGAATTTTTCTTAAATCCTTTACTATGAAGCCATTTAGGAGAAAACTTATCGTTTGTCGCTCTACCAACACAACCAATAAAATTGCTGCCGATATCATAGATAGGAACAACGGCTCGACCATTCATAGGTTTTCCAGCCTCTCTACAGTCTCCAACGTCGAAGATGTCTAATGTCTCGGCCTGATATCCTCGATCTAAATAGTATTGAGAAGGAATTATGAGCTTGTTTCTAATATCTTCTCTGGACATTGTTTTTTCTGGAGCGGAATAAGCCTTTTGAAAAACATCTAGCAGCTTGGTCTGCTTGTTTGTTGGCTTAAATGGTTTATGTTCTATTTCATTTTTACCCAAGAAGGAAAGACAATAATCAAACGTTTGATTCATAGTCAAATCCCTTCCTTCTTTAGCAGAGAGAACACCTCTTACAAATCCAAAAAGACTTTGATTATATTCTTCTTCACAGTGCTTTGTCCAGCATTGCCAGTTACCAACAGACGAATCTCCATCTGTGAAAATTGTGCAGCCCTCTGGACTGTCGCCGCTATGAACTGGACATGGAAATGAATACCTATTAGGATATTCTACAAATTCTACACCTAAAGCGTGTAATAGATCTTCTAGTCTTTCAGACAGAAGTTCACACATCTCCACCAACTCAGCCTGAGAAAGGCGCTTCTTGGTTTTCTTCTGGCTCATCTGTTTCAAATCCTTGACTTCTAGATCTTGCATTATTATGAATCTCGTCTCTTGTAAAACCTTCTTCTATTCTACCTATCGAACCAAACATTTTTATACTTACATAGTTTCCATCCTGCATCCCTTCTCCATGCCTAGTCTCTACCGTAACCAACTTTCTATCGCCGTTTCTTATGTTATCCTCGGCAATTTCTTCGTCTGATTTCCTCTTGAAGATAGAGAAGCTAGTACACAGCCATACAAGCCTGTCAGAACCAGAGATAACATCTGTACTTTCTTTTGTTATGCCGTCACGATTCAACTGAACAAATGCCAAACATGGAACATCGTACTTAACCATAAAGTTGTGAAGCTTTGTAATTTGAAAGCCTAGAACCTGATACTCTTGCACATTTGCTTTAATAGAGCTAGAGTCCATAAGTTTTAGATAGTCATAAATAATTACGCAATCATTGGTTTCACCATTCTCATCAAAGCCAACATGTTGATATAACCACTTTCTGATGATCCCAAGAATGTTCTCGAACGGTTGTCCAGAAATATTGATATAATGATAAGGTATACTTTTCAACTCTTCGGCAGCCTTATATACCTTTTCTCTTTGTAATTCATTCTCTGTGAATTTACCTGTAGAGATTTCCTTGGTGCCAACTCCACTCAGGCAAGCCAACATTCTATTCCAGTGGTCTTTCTTAGACATTTCTGTGTCTAGAACTAGAACGGGTATGTTTTTACGAGCAACATTCATAGCTACCGCATCTCCAAACATAGACTTACCGACCT